CGCTGATGGTGGGGCGGTGACCGTTGATACCAGCTCACCGGTTGTGTCGATAAACAACATGACAATTGGCGTGGGCAGCTCGTCTGGAACAGAGCTAAACGCAAACCTCAAGCGGCTTGTTATCTACGGTGAATCTATGTCTGACACCAACCTCCAAGCCCTGACCTCATAACAACTGACACTCAATCATATGTTCACAGACTACTACTTGAAATTCGCAGACAAGGCCGAGGCTGACTCAGTGCTTTACACGGAGGTGCCGATCGCTTGGGACAACAGCGACCCGGAGAACCCGGTCGTGACCGAAACCGAGCAGAGGCAGAATTACCGAAACACCGATGTGCTTCCTCTCGTGGTTGATGTGCCGGGGCAATACGATGAGGACGGGAGTGAGATCCGTCCACCTCAATACGCCCTCGGCTACCACGTCAACGTGCGTTGCCTCGACTCAGAGGACGGTGAGGCGCTGGAGGCTTACAAAGTCGATCCTGAACCCGTGACACCCGCCAGGGTGTGGGCCTGATGGCTAAGTCACCCAAAGCTTCAATGAAATGCGGCCAGGTCAAACGCTCCACGCGTCCTGGGAAGAAAATCATGAAGCTGTATTGCATGCCTGGTGGCAAGACCAAGCTGGTGCATGCAGGTGCCAAAGGCTACGGCAACAACTACAGCGATGCCGCTCGCAAGTCTTTCAAAGCACGTCACAAATGCAGTTCAGCCAAACCTGGCACTGCTCGACACTTAGCCTGCACAGAACTCTGGAAGTCTGGTGGCAGGAAGACTAGCAACCCTAAATCACGAAAAGGAAAATACTGATATGCCATACGTTAAGGGAAAGAAATACGCATACACCAAAGACGGAATGAAGAAGGCCAAGAAGGCTGCAAAGAAAGCAGGTTCCAAGGTCATCTACCGCAAGCGCAGGTGAGCAAACCAAAACCAACCAACCCTTCTCTCTGGGCCAAGGCCCAGGCTGAAGCCAAGAGGAAGTTCAAGGTTCACCCTAGTGCTTACTCAAACAGCTATGCTTCCAAGCGATACAAGGAGATGGGAGGTCGTTGGAAGGGTGGAAACAACAAGGTGCGATGAAACGTGGTGGTCTAGGTAAGTGGCACGATCAGAAGTGGACCGACGCTAAGACGGGCAAGCCATGTGGTCGCAAAGAGGGCGAGAAACGGAAATACCCTGCCTGTAGGCCCAAGGCCGTAGCCAGCAAGATTTCTAAGAAAGAGGCAGGCAAGAAAAAGGGGAGGGCCAGGGTCAACTGGTCTGTAACCGCTTCAGGCAGGAAGCGCAAAAATGGCAAGTGAACTTGGTGATGCAGTCAGGTGTCTTTGTATTGGGGCTATCGGGTTTTCTGTTAGTTGGGCTGAAGGCATTGAAGAGTGGGCGAGGATAGGGATCGCCTTAGCGACGGTCGGATACATGACAGGAAAATGCGTCGTGGTCTGGTCAAAAATTATAAGAGGAAGCGAAGATGAAGAAGTTGATTGAGATGGCATTCTTTGTAAGTGCCGTTTATTTTTTAAGCGGTTGCTCGCACTGGGAAAGAATCGCTGACACGGTATATGAACCGGTCACGGTGACAAACACCCTAAACACAGCAGAAGGCCCAGTGTCCCTCGTCACAACTAATGGCTGGGTGGTTAAGCCTAAGGTTCAAACTGCTGTAGGCCTTGCGGGAGACCTTGCTCCAACCCCTTACGGATCTTTAGCGGCTAACGCTTTGCTGGCAGCTTTGGGAGTCCTAGCTCATGTCAGGTCCAAGAAATGGCGCAACGCAGCAGTCTCAGCAGTGGACGCAGCTCAAGAATTCAAGACTGAACTTGGGAGGCTAGACTCTTCAGCAGCACAAGCGGTCAAAGCTAAGGTTAGGACACAGCAGAAAATAAAAGGGACCCAGCCCATGATCCAAAAGGCCTTAGATATCCTGGGCAAATGATTTATGAAGCGAGCATGTCTGAGGGGGGTTGTAGATGGCTTTTCATCCTACAGCCTACATTTATTCCGAGTGGCAGAGGGTCTGGCCAAACTGGGTCGATACACAACAATTTATCCTGTATCGGCTGAGTTCGGGAGAGGCCCTATACCAAAACTGATCAGGGATTCCCTGGTCAATCAGCCCCAACTGGAGGACTGGCAAATGATCATCCATTGTCCGTCCTTTTCGCCCAGGGGGGACAAGAGGACTGTTTACAACACCATGTGGGAGACCTCTAGGTTGAACAAGGATGGTGTGATTAATCTGAATAGCTCAGATCTGGTTGTGGTGCCTAGTGCATTCAATCAGATTTGTTTTAACGCTCAGGGGGTCAAGAGGCCCATGGTCAAGGTCCCCATGGGTATAGATACAGAGATGTATCGATACACCCCTCCTGTGAAGAAAGATGTTTACATCTTCGGAACTGCTGGAAGGACTTTTGCTGGGGGCTGTAGGAAGGGTTTGCCTGAAGTAGTTGATGCCTGGAAGAAGGCATTCCCCAAAAGCAGGAAAGACGTAAGGCTATTGGTTAAGTGTCATCCTGATGACCCAGACATCGACATTGATGATCCCAGGATCAAGTTCAAGAAGGAGTTCTGGACTCGCAAGCAACTGGCTGACTGGTATGCAAACATTGATTGCTTTGTCAGTGGATCAAAAGGTGAGGGCTGGGGGTTGCATCAGCATGAGGCGATGGCCACGGGCAGAAGCGTCATCGCTGTTAACTACGGTGGGATAACTGAGTTTTTTGACGAAGGCGTTGGATACCCAGTTGACTATGATTTGCAAGAGTCAGACGGGCATTATGACAACAGAGGTTTATGGGCTATAGCAAGACAAGCCAGTCTTGTTGATAGAATGCGAGAGGTATACAGTAACCGAAGGTCCGACAGGGAGCTAAAGGCGTCTGAGAGGGGTATGAAATTAAACTGGGATCATAGCAATCAGATCCTGGACAAGGTCCTGCAAAAGGCAGGGTTCTACCATTGAGGCAGCATAGGACATACACTCAGAACGATGACGCTCCAATTACTGATGGCGACAATGGCTTTGTCGGTGTTGACATGCGGACTAGCCCTCATCTTCTGGCCCCAGGAATGGTCGCCGACGCTCGCAATGCAAGATTCCGATTTGGAGTTGCAGAACCCAGAAAAGGCGTCACGCCCGTAACGTGGGGCAATCTTACGGATGCCTGGGAGTGGCCAATTAATTGGGATGAAGGGGACATCGATTTTCGTGGCTTTCTCAGGGGTAATCTTGGAGATGTGTATGGTGTCGGTGTCTGGAATGACCCAAACGGAGTTGATTGGGTCCTAGTCGCCACCAGTGTAGACGACACAAATATTCTGCTGTATAGAATCAGGCCGGGGAACACTGCTGTCAGAGTTAAGTGTGCAGTTGACCTCACCGTTCCACCAACTCTTTACCAAGACGCTAACACGGAGGATATATTTTGGTTCACCCAAGCCTTCGATAAGTGCATCCTTTCCAGGGGAGACTCTGCCTCCCATTTGGTTTTAAGTAATTTTGAAGAAGGTTTTATTGAGGCCCCAGCGGCGTCTGGCGCGGGTGGGACGGAGAACATACCTAATGCAAAGTCCACCCTCTTTTTCCAGAATCGCCTGCTCGTTCCTCACAAACCTGCCCTGGGTTACAAGGCTGACCATGTCGCGGTTTCGGACATACTTGATTATACGTCGTATGACCCGGTCTATTCTTCGTTTAAAATAAACCAAGGTGACTCTGACGACATTGAGAGGCTCTTTAAGTTTAACGATCAGTCGGTCGTAGTATTCAAGACAACCAGCATTTATGCGGTCAGCAATCTGGTTGGTGACTGGGGGCAAAATGCAGTCCTGGATCAAGTGACAACTGAATTTGGCCTTGTAGGGCCTCGGTCAGTAGCTAACACAGGAGCCGATCTGTGGTTCCTTTCCCAGCGGGGGGTCGTATCGCTACGGCAGACTGAACAAAACAAGCTACAGGGCGTCTCAGAGCCTATTAGCACCCCTCTACAGCCAGTCATTGACCGCATTGACATGTCCACCGC